ACGCTGAATGGTAACAGTAACACTGATGAGCTCTTACTGAGCGAAACTAGAGCCGGTATATCCGGCTTTAGTCTGTTACAATCAACTATAACCAAAGGATATTATGCTAGGTGATATAATAGAGTGTCAAGAATGTAAAAATAGATTTTTTGATACTAGAACGTGGGATGAAATAGAAAAAAAACTTTGTCTATTTTGTAACAATCAAGATAAATATAAAACTATTGTTTTAGGTAAAGAACAACTTAAAAATTGTAATTGCCACGAATGTAAAACAATTTTAAACCAACTAAAAAAGGATAATTATGATTGAACTAATCAAATTAATTCCATTTGAAATTAAAATTATTGTCTTAGCCGGCGTTTTTTTAATAGTATTGGAATTATTTAAAACTAAAAGACTAAACGGCGTTAATAAAAATGCTGACACTATAAATCCGTTTGCTTTAACTACTAAACTAGACGGCAAAACAATCAAACATATGCAAGAGGTTAACAAAAATGACAGATAAAGAACAAATACAACATTTAATAGATAAAAATAATCAATTAGAAGCTGAGTTAATTACGCTTAAAAATAAATCTAAAGGATGGCTTGAGGATTTACAGAATACTAAAGTAATTTTAATGGCTAAAAATGTTGATTTAAAAACACGTAAAGAAATAGCTATTAACTGGGAGCTTAAAAAGAAAATCATATTGTTTTTACAAAAGACACAATCTTTAGAAGCTTATGATGCTCTTACGCCTAATCAAATAGCTATACGAGCGGCTACGTTTATTGAGAAAATATTAGGCTCAAAACAACCGCCTTTATTAGCTATTATTAATGAGCTACAAATGACTACTAGGGAGCCTGACTAAGGTTCCCATAGTAGATATTATAAAAACATAACCCACTAATAATTGAAGGAGTTATTTATATGGCAAGACTGATTGAGAGCATGCCTACTTATAAAGATGAAGTAGAGCATGAAAAAGAGATGAGGAATTTAGGTTCTAATAGGACTAATAAAAGGCTTCAATCTCATGTAGAACGAGAAGAAGAAAGTGTTACTAGTTACGGTAAAGTAATGGTAGCAAACACTATAAGACCTTTGGCAAAAGCCATTGCTGAATGGATTGAAGAACAATCTAAAAAAATAATAGGCAAACCGTCTATTGCATTTCTAAAAATGTGTGAAGTTGAGCCTGAAGTATTGGCATTAATTACCGGTAAACACATAATCAATACAATTACACAATACAAACCTTTGACTGCTACTTGTATATCTTTAGGCGGCAAAGTTGAGACTGAAATTAGTCTTAGAAATTTTAAACATTTAAATCCTGATTTGTACCAAACAGTTAAACAAGATTTAGATAAAAGAAGTTTCAATTATACTTACAAAAGAAGAAAGTTAAGAGAGAGCGCTAAACGTGACGAAGTAATGAAGTGGGAAGAGTGGACTACACCTACAAAATTACACGTAGGTTTACGTTTAGTTGAGCTTATGATTTATGCTACGGGTTTAATTGAAATAAGCACAGAGACTGTAAAACATAAAAAAGCTAAAATTATAAAACAAACAGAGACTACTAGAGAATGGATTAAGAATAGAAATAGTTTTAATGAGTTACTTAATCCTGAGTACTTACCGACAGTTATGCCGCCGAAGTTATGGAGCACTGTTGTAGGTGGGGGTTATTGGACTAAAGAATTACCAGAGTTAGACCTTGTTAAACAAAAAAACAAGAAATACAAAAAAGAGTTAGAAAACTATGACATGCCTGAAGTGTATGATGCTGTTAATACTATGCAGGCTACACCGTTTAAAATTAACACATTTATTTTACGTGTTATGCAGGAAGCGTGGGACAAAGGGTTAGCTGTTGGTGGTATGCCGCCAAATACTAATTATGATATTCCAAATAAACCACATGACATTGAAACTAATGTTGATAGTAGAAGAGATTGGAAAAGAAAAGCTGTAATGGCTCACACAGAAAATGCTAGAATGTTTTCTAAACGTTTATTGTATGCTAAAATTATATGGCTTGCACAAAAGTTTAAAGATTATGCAACGTTATATTTTCCATTGCAATTAGACTTTAGAGGCAGAGCTTATTGTGTCCCTGCCTTTTTAAACTATCAATCTATTGGTGGTGCTAAAGCTTTATTAAGTTTTGCTCAAGGAAAACCAATTACAAAAGAAAACAAAGGTGATTATTGGTTGGCTATTCATGGTGCTAACATGTATGGTGAGGATAAAATATCTTTTGCTGACCGTGTTAAATGGACTGAAGATAATGAAGCTTGGATTATTAAATGTGCTGAAGACCCAATGTCTAATAGACAATGGGAAGATGCCTCTAATCCATTTCAATTTTTAGCATTTTGTGATGAGTGGAAAAGATTTAAAGAACAAGGATATGGTTTTGTCTCTCGTATTCCTGTAAATGTTGATGGTTCATGTAATGGACTTCAAATTTATTCTTTAATGTTAAGAGACAGTAAAGCAGGTAAGTTAGTTAATTTAACACCTACAGATAAACCACAAGACATTTATCAATTAGTTGCAAATGCAGTTATTGAAAAATTAAAAGAGCATGCAAAAGAAAACAAACCTTTTGCTCAGTTGTGGTTAGACTATGGAGTTAAACGTTCAACTACTAAAAGAAGTATTATGACTATTTGTTATGGTTCAACTAGATATTCATGTACAGATTTTGTAATTGAAGACTTAACTAAACGTAAAGACAAAGGTGAAAACCATCCATTTCAAGATGAGATATTTAAACCGGCTAGTTATCTAGCGGCTGTCATATGGGACAGTATTGGTGATAATTTGAAGTCTGCAAGAATTGGAATGGACTATTTACAAACCATTGCACGAATAGTTGCTAAAGAACAATTACCTGTGCATTGGGTAACACCTATTGGTTTTCCTGTTTATCAGTCATATCCTGAAATGAAATCTAAAAGAGTTAAAGCTATGTTGATGGGTGAAGTTATCAAACCTAGAATTAACACTGAGACTGATTTAACGGATAAACTTAGAATGGGCAACGGAGTAGCTCCCAACGTTGTTCATTCAGTTGACAGTGCCGCTATGATGGCAACAGTAAATATAGCATACAAAAATGGTATTACTAATTTCTGTAATGTACATGATAGTTTTGGTACAACAGCCGGTGATGTTGAAACACTTAATAAATCTATTAGAGAAGCTTTTATTAAAATGTTTACAGATAATGATATTCTTAAAAATTTTAGGAATGACGTTCTCAAACAATTGCCGGTAGAGCTACACCATAAATTACCTGAAGTTCCCGCCAAAGGTGATTTAGATATTCAACAATTGCGGGATAGTGAGTTCTTTTTTGCGTAGTAGCATTAAAGTACCCATAGTAGAACGGAGAAACATAAAAGTATGAAAAATAGTTATGTCAAAATAGTAAGTCCTGAAGGTATCAGTCAATATGCATGGTTAACAAAACCAGACACAAAGTTTGATAAAGATGGTCATTACAAAGTAAATCTTGCGGTTCCAACTGATAAAGCACAATCATTAATTAAACAAATTGATGATGAGATGAAAAAGAGTGTTGAAATTGCTAAAGAAAAAAATAAGGGTAAAGCTGTTAAACAAGCTAGCGCACCTTATGAAGAAGAAATAGATAGTGAAGGTAAACCTACCGGAAATACTATTTTTAAATTTAAAAGAAAAGCACAAATAATTTCTGCTGATGGAAAAGTTATTCCATTTAAAGTAGCATTATTTGATAGTTCTGGTAAACCTTTAATTGATGCTAACGTTTGGTCTGGTAGTGAGATGAAAGTTAGCGCTGAGTTAGTTCACTGGTTCACTGCAATGGCAGGCGCAGGCGTAAGTCTTAGATTAAGAGCAGTGCAAATAACTAAATTAGTTGAAGGTGGTGCCGGTAATGCTGAAGGCTACGGCTTTGACAAAGTTGAAGGTGGCTATACAGCACCAGAAAGTGTAAACACTAATGTGGTACAAGAAGAAAGCGCAGAAGCTGACTTCTAAACAAGTTGGTTTACGATACGGTTTCAGGTCAGGCTTAGAGGAAGCAATAGCCTCTGAGCTTGATACTGAAAATGTACAATATAAATTTGAAGAAACAAAGTTAAGTTATGTTAAACCACAAAAAGTACACACATACACACCTGACTTTTATCTAGTTCAATCTGGTATTTATATTGAGACTAAAGGTTATTTTACTTCTCAAGACCGCCAAAAAATGCGTCTTATAAAAGAACAGCATCCTGAACTAGATATTAGGTTTATTTTTAGTAATTCAAAAACAAAAATAAGTAAAAAATCAACAACAACATACGGCATGTGGTGTGATAAATATGGTTTTAAATATGCAGATAAACATGTGCCTAAGGAATGGTTATGAATAACATAAGAAAAGAAACTAAGTACATTGTTGTTCATTCAACTAATACAAATCCTGAACAAAATTTAGATGTTAAAGATTTAGACAAGAAACATAGAAAAGAGGGTTTATTCTCTTGCGCTTTTCATAAAGTTATTAAAAGAGACGGGTCTGTACAAGACGGTCGCGACATAATGATAGCCGGCGCACATATAGAAACAGATGTTGTCTTGTCTAATAAAAATTCTATTGGCATTTGTCTAGTTGGTGGACAGAATGTTAATGGACAACCCGATTGTAATTTTACTTTCAAACAATATGAGAGTTTAGTTAAACTCATAGATG